CTATGCCTCGTCAAAGCGGAACTTACGGCTAATCCGGTCGTTAACGAGCACGTCCATTTGAGCGGCCAGATCTGCCATGCCCTCCCATACCTGGGCACGAATCAGTGGCATGTTCCTCAAGGCATCCGTGCTGACTCCTTCCAGCAGGGCTCTTGCCTTCTCGACCTGCTCCTTCAACTCTTGGTCGTCCACCACATTGCGGAAGTCAAACGTCCCCAGGAAATCACGCAACTTCTGCAGGGTCGATTCCCGGAGACGTTGTGGCTTGCCGTCGGGCTGATCGGCCAGCCGGTCGCGGAGGTGGCTCACCAGTTCCAGCAGCGAGGCCCGCATCACCTGCTGGACTTCCGCGCAGGCTTCTGACATGGCCTGGACTGCCTTGTCACGCTCCGTCTGAAACATACGGGCTGAGATCTCCCGTAGCTGTTCCGGCACACCATAACTGACGTATTGCCAACTGAAGGTAAAGCGGGAACGGACTTCTTCCACCGGCGGATAGTCAGCCGGGTTATGGAGGGTGCGTAATCGGCCCGCTGCCTCCTGGCACAGACGCGGGTAGGCGGCGAGGAATACCTCCACCAACACCCGGCGCTTCTCCTTGAACTCGCAGAGAGTTTCGTCCACCGTCTCCAGCAACCCCAAGGGGAGGAGATGAATGCCCACCTCAAACGGCAGGCAGGTATCGTAAAGAAAGCGGCGAACATCGCCATCGAGAGTGCGGATGGCCTGAAGCTCAGGCGAGTCGAGCAACGTTTTCGCCACCCGGATGAGTTCCTTATCGGCGTCCACTTCAACCTGGGATGAACTTACCTTGAGGCTGTTGCCCAGCAGGCCCAGGTGAAGCTTGATGAAGACGGTTTTCCTGGCAAGGTCTGCGCCAGGCTCCTGGATATCCAGGATTGGTAATGCTGCTGCCATATCTTCCTCCTTTGTGTAGTTGCTCGCGCCTGAATTATGGTTCGATGGGAAAGTCGCCGTGGCGAGGGCAGTGTTCAATTCTATGCAGACACTTAGTCCCCTTCGGTATACAAAACACTTGGGGGCCAGGATGGCGGCCCAGTGTTTACCGAGGAGAATGGCTTGCGTGAGGTTTTCCCCAAATGGTGTGTTGGTGGACGACGAACCTTCCATGCGGGCACTTCTGAAAAGGCAACGAGTGTCGAGTTTGCTTTCTCCCCCCAGGCTCAGGAAGGAGACAAAACCATGGAATCCGACCTCAAAGAGATTGTAAGCCAACTCAAACTGCAACGTGACATCGTAAAGGACGGTGGCTACGGCCGCTTGGTTCGCACACCTTCGAAAGAGGAGCGTCTCTTTCGTGATTCCGTCACCTGCCTCAACGTCACCGAACAGGTCAAGAAACATCCTTGCAACGAATGTTTGCTGTGGGAATGGGTACCCGAGGAGCACAAGGACGAAGACATTCCCTGCCAGTTCATCCCGCTTAACCAGCAAGGCCAAAGCATCGCGGAGCTGGAAGAAGCCGGCAAGCGGGAAGAAGCCGAACAGGCGTTGCTGGTCTGGTTAGATTCCACGATTCAGCGGTTGGAAGAGAAACTAGCCAAGCAAATCGTCAGTTGTCAGTAGTCCGTGGTCCGTCGTCCCGGGCCAGTCAACTTGGGGTCGCCTGGCCAAACAAATCAGGCCTCGGAATTCGAGGGTGGCATGACGGTGAGCGGCCCATCCAGATCCCGCATGATGCGTCGTCGGGGAACTGGTGTGTTTTCCTGGTACTGGTAAACACCCGGCGTGGAGGCGCTGATAAACTTCCCTGACGCCATCTGGCGCAGTGCCTTGATCTGCTCAGCCGCGGATCGTGAAACCGGCACGATGTAGCGTGCGGCCTGCAGGAGAGTGATTCCCAACCGATGCGCCTTACGGCAACACTCTTTGATTTCCGCACCAGTCCAGCCTTCGTCATTCGGCAGATCGCCCGACACGTTGTACTTCTTGAGATAAATTTCCCAGATCGTCTCCCGCTCTTCTGCCGTTGGTAGATCAAAGAAGAACGTGCCCAGCGTGAAGCGTCTGCGTAGCTCTGGCGGTAGGCTGGCAATCGAGTTACAGGTTGCAACGAACAGCATTCTGCCTTGTGATACTGCGTCAATGATCTGGAGCGCTGTGCGTAGCCGTTCTGTCGAAGCTCCCACCAGAGAACTCTCCATGGCCGGCAAATCGAAAGCAATTGTGGGGATGCCTGCGGTGCTGCCCGTGGCCTTCGCTGCTGCACTCTTGGCAGCCCCGGCTGGACCGACAAACACAATCCCATCGGCCTCGCGGTCCTGCATGTAAGTCAGGATGGTGCCTGTCATCTCCGTCTTCACCCCAGAGAGGTCGGTGCCAGTTCCCGCAAATGCCTTCTCAATCTCATCAATGAACACGACAACGCGGGGAGGATCGACACCTGCAAGGACTGCTCGCAGGAAGCTCTTGACGTTCTCAACCCCGCCAATGTCCTCAAAGGTCTCACCGCCTCGCCACACCGACAGGCCTGGTGTTTGCTCAACGATCTGGCGCTTGCGCTCCCAGAGGTCCTCGGTATCGAGGTGGCGCTTGACCAGGGATATCGCCAGTGCCTGTTCGGCTGGGAAAGCAGCCAGGCCAATCAGGGCGTCTACCGCTTTAACGATCACCGGGTGCTCGGGCTCATCCAGCTTGGCCGCGTTGAAAGTCTCCCGAACGATTTGCTCTAAGTGGGTGGTCGAGGGGAGAGGCTCATCAAGAATGAGAACGTCCTGGCCCAATTCCTGCGGCAAGGTAGCCCCAGGGGCTGCCAGAAGTACCAACATCCGGCCTGTCGCCTTGAATGAATCTCGCAGGTCCCAGATGCCTTGCATCACTCCGGGGTCACTCCAGAAGCGGAGCGCGTTTGAGTAAAGCAGGAGGCCGTCCTCGCCAAGCTGCTGGGACACAAGTAGGGCATCGACCGGCCCAACGGTGGCGGCCTGGCGTTCACCAAGCACACGCGCCAGTTCCTCGCCGCTGTCTCTGCCGATCGCATAGAGACCGCGGACCACATCCCACCCGAGCAGCGGGGAAAGGTTTTGGCCTTTCTTGAGATTCTCGATGATGAAATGGGCTGTGCTTGCCGGGTCGGCCGTGCGTACTGCCACAAGCGGAGTCGATACACAGCGCGCAGCACGGAACGATGACGTAAACTCCTCCATAGATCGAATCATGTAAGGTGCTCCTTTCTGCACTACAGGGGAAAGCAATCGAGGGACACTGAGGAGGTCTCTACCAGGGCAAGCCAAGGATGGGAAATCCAGTGACTTCTGCTCGACCGTCCGGGTGGACAGTCACTTCGACCGACTGCGGGCCGAAATCCCTTACGTCATAACGGCTGGTCAGCATTCGCAGGGCTTGACTACGGCTCGTGCGCAGCGGCAATCCGCTCGGCTGGGCTTCATTGAAACGTCCGAGGACGGCGAAGTCGAGGTGCTCACGGATCTCTTCCCAGAGTCGGCGTCGTTCCGTTTCGGAGTCATCGCGGCCCCATATCGAATACCGTCCCAGAACAAGTTCTAAATCCGTGTAGCCGCTAAACATGCCGAAGCTCAAATTCGGCACTTGCTGACGCAGTGTCTGCATCAATTCCAGCAAGGCGGGAGCTTGCTGCATGGGCTCGCCACCGGAGAAGGTAACCCCTTCAACCCCGTACTCTTCGCGTGCTCTCAGCACTTGTTCAGCTACGGCGAGAATCGTGACGTCGGCACCGCTAAGAGAATGGCTGTCCGGATTAAAGCAATTGTGACAAGCGAGTGTACATCCTTGGAAAAACACAACTGAGCGCAGGCCTGGTCCATTAGCACGGCTGGCGGGAATTGGGAAAGGTCGGCTGCCGACCAACAATCGGGCCAGTATCGCCCTGCGGATGGCAGCCAGCGCCTTACGGACGAGCCAGACCTATCTGGGGGCGCAATTCCGCCGATTGAGAACCAAGCTGGGCGCCCCCATTGCCATCAAGGCCATGGCAGCCAAGCTGGCCCGATTGGTCTACCGCATGCTGCAGCATGGAAAGAAATACGTGGACCTAGGAATGGAATTCTACGAGGCCCAACAACGCCACAAACAGATTCACTATCTCAAGCGCAAAGCCGCCCAGCTGGGGTTCAAAATCGTTGAGGCTCCCGCGGCCTAGCCCCGGGAGTTTCTGGGGAGTTTCTTCGCAAAGGCCGGACTCCAGAGGAGACGCAAAAGGCTCTGGTCCCTAGGGCTATTGGAGTAACTGAACCTACGCCGCCCAATTCCCAAATTCTCACTCGACCGGAGTTCCTCGCAAAGTGTAGACCCGAGGCACGTGAATTCTTCGAGAGCGTGCTGGATAAGGCTGAGGCTAAGGGCCATTCAATTAGCTGGGGCCAGCGCTCGTTCGCCGTGCGCGCACACCTTCCCAATGACAAATTTGCCAGTTTTGCCTACGGGTGGTTGTCTGCCGAATTTCAGTTTTACTTTGGCCAGGGCGGGTTCCCCCTTCCCGAGGAACAATCGAAAACGCTAAGGAAAGAACTGGTGGATTTCGGCGTCTTTACGAAAACCCGTCCTAAGACTTTAACGGCAGACGTTGATAGAGGGACCGTTGGCAAATTGCCAGCGGTCTTTGACTTCATTCTGGACAAGGTCGATAAGATTCTAAGCGAATCTTCCGAATTGAACTCCTCTCAGCTCGAACACGGAAGCGTGTGAGGCTGGCGGAACGCCCCGCTGGAACCAGCCACACCCATTATGAACGGCGGCTAGTTCAAGAAAAAGAAGGAGGAGCGCAATGAGGGTTCTGTCGAATGGGAAGCAGGTCGACGTGATAGACTCCGAGCTGAAACTAACGACTCAAGACCGCAGGCTGCGCAAGGCGTACGACCGCATTGAGAGAGAGGGTTTGGTAGTTCTGGGGCCTGGAAAGACCATGACGGACAACATAAGCTCGACGACCGAAACCGTGTACCCGCTCACTAAGGAGAACGTCCCCAGGCTGAGCAATGGGCTGTATCGCTTCGGCTATAACCTGACTCTATAGGTTCACGAAAGGAACTGCAATGCCGATTCTCCCCAAAACGCCCCATTTTTGACTTCTTGCAAGCCGCCCGGTGTCGCCGGACAGAAGCAGCAATAGTAGCGCTCCCTTGGCGACCCGTCCACTCAAACCGGCTCTTGGAGAGAAGCCCAGGTCTAAGCTCGGGCCGGGTGTCTCTCCGGCTGGCTCGGCAGGGTTCAGGTTGGTCACGATGAAGCCCACGCGCGGGAATAACTTCCCCCGCGTGATGTTCTGCCGTTCGCCACCGAAAGTTTGTGTTAGACTACCTGAGATGAAAAAGGCCCGCCTGGCAGCGGGCCTCTGAGAACTCGTTGGGGACAGTCCAAGAGTAGCATAGGAGTGTGCCCAATGGGAAGAAAAAGCGAAAGTCAGTCCTCCAAGCCGTCTGCACTTCCTCGAATAACAACCGGTAATCTCACACCCTGCGCCTCGGGCCGAATAGCATGATTCAGACGGACCCAATCTTTCTGGGTGTGGTTCCGCGCGGCGCCCGCAGTTACGTCGCACGCGAGTTCGTGCGCCTTGGCAAGCCGCTCTTCAACGCCTGCGCCGGTCGTTTCAGCATCGCCGAAGCCGTCGTCAAGTTAGGGTTCCCCGCCGCCAAGGTCCAGGCTTCCGACATTGGCCTGTTCTCATCCCTCATCGGTTACCTGGCGGACGACTCGAAGCACCTTGAAGATCTGGGAATCCGAATCCTCGATCCCGACTTGGAGCCCCGTGACCTGCGGGACGAACTCGACTTCGCGGCCCACATCATGTTGATGCTGAAGCTGAACCAACTGAGGCAGACGAACCTGCGCGGCCTCTATCTGCGGGAGGAATTGCGCGCGTCGTGGTCCCGCTACCGCGAGGCCGTGCGCCAAGAACTCGCCGGACTGGTGGCGACCATCAAGGGAATCCACTACGAGCTGGCCGACATCTGGGACACCGTTGAGCGCGTACGCACCGATGACGCTTCGTTCTTTGCCAGTGTGCCGCACTACGCCCGCGGCTACGAAAAGATGTTCCCCACGCCTAACCTAACGTGGAAGGAACCTTCTGTCCAGCAGTTCGACCCGAAGTGCTTTCCCGAACTACTGCAACAGCTCGGTGAAGCCCAATGTGCCGCTCTCCTGTGCCGGCGTGGCGAGTGGGAAGAGCAAGTGCCCCCGCCCTGGAAACGCGTTTTCGGCAGACCAGAGACCCGGGAAAAGGCGCTGTGGATCATCGCCAACCGGTCCATGCAAGCCTACGCGGAGAACGACACCGGCTTTGGGGATATCAGAAAGTTGCCGATCTACGACGACCACGAGATCACCCCGGCCTCCAAATTCCATGTCATCATGGTGGGCCTGCCCACGGCGCTCTATTACCGGGACCTGTTCGTTCACCGGCTTGGGGCCACGACGGCCGACCGTGGATTCCTTTTGCTCGTGGATGGGCAAGTGATGACCGCCTTCGGCATCTTTATTCAGGACTTTCTCCAGTTCCGGGTGCAATACCTCCCGGAGATGTTTGGGATCACGCGTTCGAGCAGGCGATACCAGCGGCTCGGCAAGCTGTTTATGCTGCTTCTGACCTCGGGCGAAATGAAAAAGCGCCTGTGCGACATCCTGAAGCTCTGGCTACACGAGCCTCGGGGAATCCAGACGACTTCGATCACGGTCCACGAGGAAGGCAAGACCGATCGGGGCGCACTCAAAGTCGTCTCACGCGAGAAGCTTGAAGATGGAAGGTTTCGCATCATCTACCGGGGAGACTTTCGGGACGACAGCTTTGCGGATGTGGTAGCTGACTGGCTCAAGAAACACGGAGAGCGGAGGCGAGATGCCTGAAACTGCAACCAGAAGCAGGAAGCCCAAAGCAGCTAAACCGGAACCAAGCGTGATCGAGCCTCAGAGAATCTTGGAACTCGGGAACGGCCTGGAGCTTTGGAAGGTTCATCCCTCGGCGTTGAGAGAACAGGACATCAATGCTCGGGCGATGAGCAAGCCAATGTTCGAAAGGTTGGCGCGGACCATCGCGCGCGACAAAAGACTAGAAAGCTTGCCTCTATGCGCGAAGACGGATCGTGGCCTTGAGATCATCTCGGGCCATCACCGCGTCCGGGCCGCAACTGCCGCCGGACTTCAAGAAATGTTCATTTTGGCGGACACAACTGGCCTCAGTCGAAGCCAGATTGCAGCTAAACAGCTAGCCCATAATGCTATCGAGGGCGAGGATAACGAGCAATTGCTAGCCGAGATCTATAGGCAAATCGAAGACGCCGAGAGCAAACTGGAAGCGTTCATTGACGCGAAGCTTGACATTGAGCTGCCAGAAGTAAGAATCGAGAACCTGGATGTTCAGCTCGACTTCAAGTCTGTTTTGTTACTTTTCTTGCCGCGCGTGAAGCAGCGTCTTGACCTCGCCCTCGAATACATCCGTTCCTCCGGCCAAAAGCTGGACGGAGTTTACGTCGCCGCCGATACGGACTACGCCTCGCTCGAAAAGGCGGTGCGGAAGATCAACGAGGAATACGACGTGCGCGTCGTCGCCGACATCATCGGCAAGATGGCGGACCTTGCCTTGCAAGCCTGCGGGGAATCAGTTTCCGATCCCGAGCGTGAAAACCTGAGAGACATCTTCGGCACGAGTTGGGTGCCAAAAGCAGCGGGCTCAGTGATCCGCGATGCGATTAAAAAGATGGTGGCGGCAGGGGATGTCGGCCACACAAACCGGTGGCAGGCTTTGGAGTATTGGGCCGCCGAATATCTGAGCAAGGCATGAGCGACGAAGAAAAACACGATTGGGATCGGCAACCCGGTGAATCTTCAAAGGCTTACGCGCATTTCTGCCTGTACCGGGACACGGGGTTCAGTCGGTCGCTCCGCAAGCTGGCAGAGGATGCTAAATGTATATCGAAAGTAGCCCAGCTACGGCGCTGGTCGTCCCGATGGAAGTGGGTGGAAAGGTGCGAGAAATACGACGACTACCTCGAAAATCAGGACCGCTTGCAGCAAGAGAAGGAGCGGCGGGAAATGCGCAAGCGGCACGCCAGGATGGGCGTGCTCGGTCAAAGCGTCGCGGTCAAAGCCTTGGAAAATCTGCTGAACAAGGTCCGGGCCGGCGGAGAGGTTTCAGCGGGCGATGCGGGCCGATTGCTTGACACCGCGGTGAAGGTTGAGCGCCTGGCCCGCGGAGAGCCAACCGACAGCCATGAGGTCTCAGGCCCCGGCGGCGGCCCAATTGAGTTTGCGAACATGAGCGACGGCGAGCGTCGGGCGGAAATGATCCGCTGCCTGAAGGAAATGGGCAAGACCAACGAGGATGCCTTGGCCATTGCCGCACAGCTTATGGGAGACAACGAACGTGTATGACCCTGCCCGCCGTCTGTTGAATCTGGGCCTTGCACAATCGAAACAAGCGTGCGAGCGCAACTTGCTCGAATTCACCCGCCAAGCTTGGCACGTCCTCGAACCCCACAACGTATATCGGCCCCACCAAGGTACCCACGCCATCTGCCAAGTCCTGGAAGCAGTCACCCGAGGGGAACTCGACCGAGTGAAGATCAACGAGCCCCCGCGTCATGGAAAGTCCATGACCGTTTCTGTTTTCTGGCCCGTGTGGGAATGGGTCGCCCGCCCCTGGCTCCGTTATTTGTTCTCTTCCTACGGCGCTGACCTTTCGAGCGACGCCAGCGTCAAGCGGCGCACACTGATTCAAAGCGACTGGTTCCGCGAACGCTGGGGCCACTTGTTCGAATTGTGCGGGGACCAGAACGTGAAGACGCATTTCGAGAACACCCGGACGGGGGCGATGCAGGCGACTTCCACCGGTGGCGCGGTCACCGGAAAGGGCGGACACCGTGTGGTGATCGACGATCCCACCAAGACGCAAGAGGGCAAGCAGGACGAGAATCTGCCCCTAGCTTTGAAGACCGACATCGACTTCTACCGAGACACGCTCTCAACAACGACCTGTGCGGCCACCTGGACACGCAGGAGCCAGGACGCTGGTTCACGCTCTGCCTGCGCGGAGAGGCCGAGGAAGACGAGCGCATAGACCTGAACGGCCGAGTGATTTTCGAGAGAAAGGCCGGCGAGGTACTGGACCCCGGCCGTTTTCCAAAGGAAGTCCTCGACGACATGAAAGTAACGATGGGGCCATACGCCTATGCCGCCCAGGTTCAGCAGCACCCGTCACCGCTGGAAGGCGGGATGTTCAAGAGACAATGGTGGAAGCTCATCCGGCGAGGGGACTTCCCACTGTCGTTCGATCAGGTCATCCAGGCCTGGGACACCGCGTTCAAGAAGGGCCGGACGAACGACTACAACGTGTGCATGACAGCAGGTCAGAAGGACGGGAACATCTACATCATCGACGTGTTCAGGCGAAAGATGGAATGGCCCGAGCTGCGAAGAGCCTCTGAGACCTTGTATGCCTTTCGGCAACCGAGACTCGTCCTGATTGAAGAGGCGGCCTCCGGCATTTCCCTTGCGCAGGACCTTCGAACCATCTCGCCGCCGTTGCCCATCACGCCTATTAAGCTTGACGCCGACAAGGTCTCGCGGGCCTCATCAACGACGGGGTACGCGGAGGCTGGCAAGGTGTTCCTGCCGGATGGGGAACCGTGGGTGTTGCCCTTCATGGAGGAACTCGCCGAGTTTCCGAATGGCGCGCACGATGACCAAGTGGATGCCTGGAGTCTGGTCATGGATTATTTCCGGCGGAACTCCAGCAGAGGCAGCCTCTATTTCGTGATCCAACCCGGCATCGTCGAGACGGACAGGGAGGAATTGTTTGCTAAGGCAATGCGTGGAGAACCATTAACCGAAAGAGAAATAGACATGTTGTGAATTCCAATGGAACCGCATCGTCCCTTGCGCCACGCCTACCTGTGTACCTTTTCGGCAACTTTGTTTCCCGCCGTCACTCGACGTTGGGCGTCAACCCCTAAGCTACGACACCCTCCGCACCGCATTGGAATAATATCGGCACCCCCCGGCCCGCTTGACCTACGCTTCCCTTGCGAGCACCAAGACAGGCTTTGGGTCGGCGAAGGACTGGCTTGGGCAAGAAGTTCCCTCATGGACTTGGGATTCTAAGTCCAAGCCTGAAAGGTCAGGATTCCGAGGTTGAACCGTCGTCAGGAGATTAACTAACTATTTTACAATGAGTTAGGCTGTTGAAATCCGACTTTGCCAACATTAGGCTCGTGCGTGCTACTGCACTGAAAACGCTAAACATTGGTGATTATTTGGCATGACTTAGAGCAAGTCTATTGGTTTCAATCTCAAGAACCAGCGGCATAATTTTGAGTACCCGTCGTGCCAAAAGATGCCCGCCCGGGTATGGGTTGATTCACTCTGTGACTGAGAGTGACGAGGACAGATGTCCGGCCAAGACCGCTACTGAACGGGACCCTTCGGCTGCCAGCGTTCGAGCCACGCGAGCCAGTGGGGCGAGGACCTCGGCGGGTGAATGCGCCGCCCCGGTTCAAGTTCGTAACATCCCGCGCACTGCGGCGAACCACACGGGGCAAGGGCCTGATTCTGCCGCGCCCGAAGTACCCGCACAACTTCCGCGCGGTTTGTGCGCAGCGCGGCAAGTGCGGCTTCCGGTTCCGGGAAACAGGCCGGGAGCCTGTACCGAACGCGGTCGCGGTCAAGGTCCAGCCGCCCGCCCGCTTGCTCGATCTGGCGGATGATTTCGGGAACGCTTGGCGTCATAGCTCACCCCAGATTTCGGAGTCAGAAACGTCGTCAGGGCTGGATGAATCCGGGGAATGGCGCAATTCACTACTACTGCCGTCGCCGCTATTGGTGCCGGTTTGGTCAGGGCATATTTGCGCCGGTCCCTGTTCATGCTGGTGGCGCAAATACGGGTCCTCCGCGCCAGCTGTTTTCAAGTCTTCCAAAGGGGTCGGATTTGCGCCGCTTATCGGATATATACCGCTGCTTCCCTCGCCGCTTTCCGACGGCAAGAACACGCCTAATGGTTTGCCCCGCTCCCCTTCGATAGGCTGAAAAGTCCAGTCCAGCCCCTCACGTGCGTTGAGCAACTCGCGCGCTTGGTTCCTACCCAGCCCGGAGTTGACTAAGAAGGGGACAGCCCCCCGATCCTTCGGCAAGACCGGCTCTCCGGCCTTTTGGCGTCGCGTGATCTCCTCAACAAGCAATTTTGCAGCTCGGTCGAGTTTTTCTCCACGCTCCCGCCGGTGTGCCTCGCGCGCCTCAGCCCCGCCCACGTCAATCTCGTTTGTGACTTCGAGGCAAGATCGCGGGTCGGATGAGAAGTCAATCTCGAAGGCAAAAGGCTCAGGCTCGTCCAGCCCTCGAAATTTGGTGCATACGAAGGCGAGGCGGATTTTTTTCCGTTGCTTTCGCCGCGAAGCCCGAGAAGCCCACGACCCGGCGTCAGCGGGGGGCAGTTCTTCCCACCAGGACTTTTTCCCCGTGGGTATCCATCCTGTAATGTCCCGCACTTCGAAAACGAAATCGCCCCTATCCTCAACCACTCCCGAACCGCGTGAGTGTTGACCGGTCTTGATGCAATTCCCCAAGATGAGTACGGCGGGTCCGCCGTCCCTGTGCGCGATGTCAAGGAGTGGGGCAATTGCTCGACTGGGTTTAGCTGAATCTTGTTCCCCGACACCTTCAGCGTGAGAATCGAGGGAGTCAACAACTACGACGTCATAATCGGCCCATGGAAAGAGCGCCCACGAGTCAGCCCGCGTCAGCGGGGGAATCTTGTCGCGTGTTAACACTTTCAGACCCATTACGCCCTCAGCTCCCCAAGCTCGAAACCGCTCTCGCGTAATGCGGGGCGGATTATCTCTGTCGAGGTACAGGACTCGGCGTCCCGCCTTCGCCTGCCGAATGGCGAGGTCCGTCGCCCACTCAGATTTTCCAATCCCACGGGGGGAAAACACCTCCGTCACAGCCTCGCGCGCCAAAACGCGCTGCTCGAAGAATTCCACCTCACTGTCGCGCTCAGCGAGAAACGATGCTATGTCGCAAGCGGCGTCCCAAGGGTTAACCCTTGGGACGCACCCCAGTCTCGATTCGGCCTTCGGTGGTTCTCCCCATTCCGCAATCACTTCGGGTGTCAGTTCTGGCGTCCGCTTGATGATTTCCAGAAGCCTTTCCCGCACGCCACCACGTTCAACCCATTCGCTTAAATCCTTCGCGGCGGGCAAGGCTTCGATCAAACGAACGCTCTCCGCCACACCGACCAGCGAGCGGGCAACCTGCTTGGCGTGAGCCCAGCCAGCCGCGTCCGCGTGTGCAATGATGACGGCTCGCTTGCTACGCAGATACTCCGCATATTCCAGCTCCCACTTCCCGGGCCCGCCCACATTGCACGTTGCAACCAATCCGAGCCTGCCGGCGGTCCCACTATCTTCCTCCCCTTGGCAGATTAGGACCGATTTCGATTTCAGGACTTCGGGCAGGTTGTACAACACGCGCCGCACTCCCACGACGTTCCAAATCCAGCCGCCCGAACTATTGGGCCGCCGCGGCCTGAAATCCTTCGGCTCGTAACGAACCACCTGGAAGAGAAGGTTGCCCCTCTCGTCTCGATAGTCGTACACGGCGACGATCTCGCGCTTGCCGTTGAGTAGCCCACACTCCCGGAGCCACGCTGTGACGGCGGGTTTGTCATCCGCACCCACCTTGCCGAGAAAGGCCGCAAGCTGCCAGGGCGTGCCCCCCACCCCGCACGGCCCGCACATAAAACAGTCTTTTGTCGGATTGATCGAGAGGCTAGGGTGTTGGTCCTCGTGGTTCGGGCACCGCCAGAGCAGCTCGCTCCCGGCTTTCCGAACTGGTGGGCCAAGTCCGGCGTGGGCTACGGCTTCGCAAGTCAAGCTAGACTTCATTGGCGTCCTCGATAAGCCTGCCGCGTCTCATTCTTGCTTACCGGCGTTTGGCTGGGCGCAACCCGTCGCACACACCCGGTCAACTTCACTCTGGGGTATCAAAACTCGCCGCGATACTCGAACGCAGCGCAACAACCCTGAACTAATGAGGCGGCGAATTGTGAAAGTAGAAACCCCAAGTACCTTGGAAACTTCCCCGATTGCTCTGAGCCGTTCCTCCATTGCTCCTCCCCGAGCGGAAAATGCTAAAGTTTTTTGTTGACATGTAGGCTGCTGCATACTAATCTGAGCGTGCTTGTTGTAACGCTCGATTGCACAGTCAAGCATATGATTGAACCAAAGGAAGCGTCAAGTGAAATGAGAGCAGAAAAATCATCTGTCCAGGTCTTGCTTCCGAATCGTCTAGCACCCAAAGAAAAGTGGCGACTATGGACAGGGCTAGAAAAATTCGCGAATCTCGGGAACTCGTTCGAAGGCTTTACAAAGTTCGCCAAGCTGTGGCCCACGTTCTCACCTTACGAAATCCGACAGGGGGGACCTCTCGGTGAGCCCATGGGCCTTGTGCCTGACACAAACGTGCATGTCTTGGTTCTGACGTATCGGGACTATCTTCGGCGGGTGTGGATCTCGGACCCAGACGTTGACGCACGGGGCCATGCAGACATTCTACTTGGTCTCCAGAGAGAACCTGCTAGTCACAGCGCCGATGCGGGAGCGGAAGTGGGCCTTCGCAAACTCGTGTCTGTGGGATCTCTCATTGCCAGCCTCACTCCCTCAGGCTCCAACCAATTTGCGGCTTCGCCGAAGGTGGCCGCGTCATGGAAGACAGGCGACTTTACCTATTATCCGTTGACCGATTTTCAGCGGGCCTTCTATTGGCTATTTCGTGAAAGCTGGCGGGCCAGAACCTGCGCTCGCTGTGGGGCCTACTTCATCGCCGACAAGCCGCCGACGCGATACTGTTCGACTGCCTGTAGTGGTGAGGCTAAACGCAAGCGATCGCTGGACTGGTGGAAGCGCGAGGGAGATGCGAGACGAAGAACTAAAAAGGAACGCAAGAGGAGGAAATGAGGGCTCCTTGGAAACGAGGGAACTGGTATTGGGCTGACTTCACTGTGAACGGTTCGCGGTACAGGATTCCGTTGAGGTTCCGCGCGAATCCCGACTGTAAGGCTCCCTACTTCTTTGCTCGCCGGAGAAGCCAGAAGTACTGCCGAGATTTGTGCGCTCTGCCTTCTCAAAAAGAGTTTAAGCGGCGATGGTGCGCGGAACACGGCGAGGCCCGCCGCAAAGCTCGCAAGGCTTCGGAGAAGAAATCTCAGCGAAAGCGAGGGAAATAAGATGGCACTCTACAAGCGACACGGAATCTACCATTGTGACTTTGTTGTGAACGGGCAGCGATTCCGCCAGACCCTTGAAACCCACGACTGGTGGGAAGCCACGCAGAAGGAAAACGATTTGAAAGGCCGCGCCCGCGAGGGGAAGCCTGCCAGCGGGGTGACTGCGGAATTCTCCCGGCTGATGTTCAATAATGCGGTTGACAGGTACCTCAGTGAACTGGCGGTCCGCCGGCCCGGAAGCCTCCGACAAGCCGGTGATGCCCGAAAATCTTGGGAAGGCGACTTGACCAACCGCTTGCGAGATTTCTTCTCGGCAAAGCGGCTGAATCAGATAACCGCCGATGATGTTCGCCAATTCCAGGCGCTCCGCATCGGGCAGGGAAAGCACCCGAACACCGTGAACCATGAAGTCAAATCCCTGCTGCGGCTCTTGAAGCGGGCGAAGCTGCTCAGCCGTCTGCGGGATGACGTGCGGCTGTTGCCAGTGAAGAAAGAACCCAAGTCTGTGCTTGCCGAAGCGGAGAAGCAGCGACTTTTGGAAACCGCTTCGAAGAAACCGGAATGGATGGTTGCTTACTGTGCGGCTCTGCTGACCGCGAATACTTCCATGCGCCCGGTGGAAATCCGGCGGCTCTTGTGGAGTGACCTTGACCCGTTCAACCGTCTTGTGACTGTGCGCCGGTCAAAGACGGAAGCAGGTGCGCGAGTTATCCCGCTTAACGATCTCGCCTGGTCCGCCCTCGCTGCGATGAAAAAACGGGATGATACTCTGGGGACCTATGCGCCAGAGCATTACATCTTCCACCGCGAGTGGCCCTTGATCGACCCAAAGCGCCCGATGAGCAACTGGCGGACCGCCTGGCGGTCACTGCGGAAAGCCGCCGCAGAGGGTGACCCCGAGAGGGGAATTGAGGCCATACCGCGCTTGGCGAAGTTCCGCTATTACGATCTGCGGCACCAGTGCATAACCGAGATGCTGGAATTGGGAGTGCCCAAAGGTGTCATTCGGGAAGTAGCGGGGCACATTGACCCGAACATGACCCGGCACTACTCGCACCCCAGGATAGCCGCCCGCCGCGCAGCCGTGGAAGCCCTCATGACCGCCAAAACGGGCCAGTTTCAGGGGGGTTATGACACAAACCATGTCACAAAGCAGCTTTCGGCGAGCAACGGGAATTCCTAA